ATAAACAAAAGAACAAAACACGATGCTTCTATTAGTTCTGGTCTTGCAATAATGGCTTGCAATAGACACTTATACAGACCAAACGCTATAATAGAAAAACCGAAACTAAATATAAATATTGCTAGATACACAAACACTGGTAATATGTCTAAATTAATTAAAAAATAAATATGATTGTAAAAAATTATTTTCCTTCTCAAGTTGTAAGCGATGTGGAAAAAATGAGTTATGATTACGGTTTGAAAGTTGCTAAAGCTATAGAAGCTGAGTGGTTTCATACTGAAAGAGGTAGTAACAGATATAGAACTAATCATAATAATTATCACAATTTAAGACTGTATGCTAGAGGTGAACAATCAGTTCAAAAATATAAAGATGAATTATCTATTAATGGTGATTTATCATATCTTAATTTAGACTGGAAGCCAGTACCTATTATACCTAAGTTTGTTGATATAGTAGTAAATGGTATTGCAGAGCGCACTTACGATATAAAAGCTTATTCTCAAGATCAATATGGCGTTAGCCAAAGAACTGCATATATGGAGTCTATTATAAAAGACATGCAAACGCAAGAGTTAAATGATTATGTTGCAGGAGCTTTTGGCGTTGATCTTTATGAAAACGATCCAGAAACTTTACCTGATACAAAAGAAGAATTAGATTTGCATATGCAGCTTAATTATAAACAAGCTGTAGAAATAGCAGAAGAACAAGCAATAAATGTTTTGCTTGAAGGTAGTAATTACGAATTAACTAAAAAAAGATTTTATTACGATTTAACTGTACTTGGTGTTGCTGCTGTAAAAAGTAGTTTTAATACTTCAGAAGGTGTAATAGTTGATTATGTTGACCCTGCTGATTTAGTTTACTCTTATACTGAGTCGCCTTATTTTGATGATATATATTATGTAGGTGAAGTAAAGCATATACCTATAAACGAGTTAGCAAAAGAGTTCCCGCATTTAACGCAAGAAGATTTAGAAGATATAGTTAAAAATAAAAACTACCACGCTTCTAATTATAATCAAGGTTATAGTTATTCTCAACAAGATAACAATAAAGTTCAAGTTTTATATTTTAATTATAAAACATATATGAACGAAGTTTACAAAGTAAAAGAAACTAGTACAGGTGCTGATAAAATATTAGCAAAAGATGACACGTTTAACCCACCTGAAGAGTCAAATAATTTTAGTAAATTACATAGATCAATAGAGTGTTTATATGACGGTGCTTTAATATTAGGCACAGACAAAATGCTTAAATGGGAAATGTCTAAAAATATGATGAGGCCAAAAAGTGATTTTACTAAAGTAAAAATGAATTATGCTATTGTAGCTCCTCGTATGTACAAAGGTCGCATAGAGTCTTTAGTGCAACGTATTACTGGTTTTGCTGACATGATACAGCTAACACATTTAAAGCTGCAACAAGTATTAAGCCGCATGGTACCAGATGGTGTTTATTTAGATGCTGATGGTTTAGCTGAAATAGATTTAGGTAATGGCACAAACTATAATCCACAAGAAGCTTTAAACATGTTTTTTCAAACAGGTAGTGTTATTGGTAGAAGTTTTACTGCTGATGGCGATATGAACCCAGGTAAAATACCTATACAAGAAATAACAAGTGGTAGTGGTGGTAATAAAATGCAAGCTTTAATTGGTAATTACAATTATTACATGCAGATGATTAGAGATGTAACAGGGCTTAACGAGGCTAGAGATGGTAGTACGCCTGATAAAAACGCTTTAGTTGGTGTTCAAAAATTAGCTGCAGCTAATAGCAACACAGCAACAAGACACATATTACAAGCTGGTTTATTTTTAACCGCTGAAATGGCAGAGCGCTTGTCTTTAAGAATATCTGATATATTAGAGTATTCTCCAACTCGTGACGCTTTTATTCAAGCTATAGGTTCTCACAATGTAGCTACTCTTGGGGAAATGTCAAAATTACATTTATATGATTTTGGTATATTTATAGAGCTTATGCCTGATGATGAAGAAAAAGCAATGCTTGAAAATAATATTCAAATGGCTTTACAACAAAAGACTATAGATATTGAAGACGCTATTGATATTAGAGAAATAAAAAGCGTAAAACTAGCTAATCAAATATTAAAATTAAGAAGAGTTAAAAAGCAAGAAAAAGATCAATTAATAGCTCAACAAAATATACAAGCCCAAGCACAAGCTAATATGCAAACTCAACAAGCTTCTGCTGAAATGGAAGTTCAAAAGCAAATGGCTAAAGCACAAGCCGAAGCACAGCTTGAACAAATGAGAGCGCAGTTAGAAGCACAAAAACAAGCTCAAGAAGTTGAATATAAAAAACAGCTTATGATGTTAGAGTTTGATATGAATATGCAGTTAAAAAATTTAGAAGTTGAAGGACAAAAAAGTAGAGAAAAAGAAAAAGAAGATCGTAAAGACGAAAGAACTAGAATACAAGCTACACAACAAAGTGAACTTATAGATCAAAGAAAAAGTGAAAAAGCACCTAAAAACTTTGAATCCTCAGGTAATGATATATTAGGAGGTGGATTTAGTTTAGGTGAGTTTGATCCTAGATAAAATTATTAATTATTATTATATTATATTATGGAAGAAAAAATAGAAGAAGTAGTTGAAGAAACTACACAACAACCTGTAGATGAAACTACAGAGCAAGAATCACCTGTATCGATAAACGAAGATGGTGATTATAAAATAGATTTAACAAAAGTAAAACAAGAAGAAGATGCCGTTTCAAAGCAAAGCACAGATGAGGTTCCTGTACGCGACGAATCCGAAACTAGCGAAGAAGTACTCGAAGAAGTCGTCGAAGCAACAGATCAAAAACCTACCGGAGAAGAAGTCTCCGACGCAGTTCAAAATGAAGAAACACCCGCTCTTGAGGAAATAACAGAAGAAGAAGTTCAAGAAAAAACAGAAGAACTTGCTGAAGATGTTGTTGAAGCTATAGAGCAAGCTCAAGAAACAGGGAAAGCAATACCAGAAAATTTACAAAAAGTTGTAGATTTTATGGAAGAAACTGGTGGTACGCTAGAAGACTATGTAAGACTTAATCAAGATTATTCTAGCTACGATGACATGACAATATTAAGAGAGTATTACAAGCAGACAAAAAAACATTTGACTGATGATGAAATAACTTTTTTAATTGAAGACTCATTTTCTTACGATGAAGAAGTAGATGAACAAAGAGAAGTAAGAAAAAAACAAATAGCGTTAAAAGAGCAAGTTGCCAACGCTAAATCCCACTTAGACGGGCAAAAGTCTAAATACTATGAAGAAGTTAAAGCTGGTTCCAAGCTTACGCCTGAACAACAAAAAGCTATAAATTTCTTTAATAGATATAACAAAGAAAGCGAAGAGAACAATAAAATAGCGGAAAAACAAACTAATACTTTTAAATTAAAAACTCAACAAGTTTTTAACGATAAATTCAAAGGTTTTGAATATAACGTCGGTGATAAAAAATATCGGTTTAACGTGAAGAACGCTGGTGAGGTAAAAGAAACTCAAAGCGACATTAATAATTTTGTCAAAAAGTTTTTGAACGAAAATAATGAAATGTCAGACGCTAAGGGTTATCATAAATCTTTATATACAGCAATGAATCCCGACGCTATTGCTAAGCATTTTTACGAGCAAGGTAAAGCTGATGCTATTAAAGAAAGTATTGCTAAGGCTAAAAATGTAAATATGGATCCAAGGCAAGCATTTTCAAACGATAACACAAGCGGACCTAAAGTAAGAATACTTAGCGATGATACTTCTCCAACTTTTAAGTTTAAAATTAAAAATAAATAACTAATTTAAAATTAAAAAATTATGGCAATTAATCCTGGAGATAATTTAAATAGCACGCCTGCTACTACAAAGCAGACTTTTGCTACAAATTATCTAGACTTTACGGGTACTGCAAACTCGTGGGGACAACAATATTTACCAGACCTAATGGAGAAAGAAGCTGAGGTTTTCGGACCTAGAACTATTTCAGGCTTCTTATCACAAGTTGGGGCTGAAGAGGCTATGACGTCTGATCAAGTCGTATGGTCTGAACAATCAAGACTACATTTATCATACACTGGTAACATGTCAGCTCAAAATGTTTTTACAATTACTAAAAACATAGACGGTGTAGCAATATCAGGGCAAACACACGGTGTTAGAATTAATGATACTGTTATAATAGCAAACGCTAACGGTGTATTTAAAGCTATAGTTGTTGCTATTTCTGGTGCTGCTTGTACAGTTCGTGCTTACAACGCTGGTAACATAGCTCAACTTACAACTACTGATGGTTCAACATTATTAGTTTATGGTTCTGAGTATGGTAAAGGAACTGGTTACTACACTAGTACTGGTGCTACTCCTTCTAGTGTAACTGGAGAAAGACACCAAGCGAACGAGCCACAGTTTGAAACTTTTACTAACAAGCCAATTATTATGAAAGATTTTTATGAAGTATCAGGATCTGATGCATCTAGAATTGGTTGGGTTGAAGTGTCTGCTGAAAACGGACAATCAGGTTACTTATGGTACTTAAAAGCTGAAGCTGACACAAGAGCTAGATTTACTGACTACATTGA